AAAGACACAATATTTTTATCAATTACTCTATACCCCACATTTTGTATTTCTTCTAAACCATTAATTTTGATACTAATAACGTTTTTAATTTCGTTTACAACGGTGAAACTTGGTGTCCCTCCTGTATATACAAAATTATTTGTGGTCGATTGAAAAACCCTGCTCGTTGGTATTAAAAGATTTGATACTGTTGTACTTAATATTATATTTGACATTTTAAGAAATATAAATTACACCTATTTTGGAGTTTATGATTGGTTCATCGAATAGATTGATATGTGTCGCGTCTAATAATTGATAACCAAGATTTTCTGTTTCCTCAAGACCGTTTACATCAAAACTTAACATTGCTTTAATTGGATTACTAATTTCGAAAGTTGGAGTTCCACCTGTATATGTAAAATATTCTTTATTAACTAAAAGTACATTACCAAATGGATCCATCAATGTTGTATTTGCATTCTTAATGTATGTTACGGTAACCACACTTCCATTTAATGGTGCATCCGAGAAGGTTATTCTTGAAGATCCGCCTATAAAAAAATAATCGGTATTTTGTTCTTGTGTTAAACCATTTATTTTGACTGTTATCAATATTCCAATATTTTCATTAACATTATACACAGTATCCACACCATCAGAGCTAAATGTAACAGTTGTAATATCTAAGTTTGCTACTTGATTGATTTCTTTTTTCGAACCTTCATTGGGTGTTTCAAAAAACAACAATGCTCTATTGACTGCAGGAGATACTTCGAATTTTTCACTATCCAAAATGTAGCCATTCATAGTAAATTTATATGTCTGCACGTAGAAACGACGATTTTCAACTGTATTAATTGGTGAGGTATCAGTAACCCCTTCTAAAAATACAGGTATATAATGGCCATTAACAATTTGATAATCCTGCATACTTGATAGGTTTTCTAACACAACTTTATTCATTGCATTCAAATCCCTAAATTTCGTACAAACAATTGTTACTTCATATTTTATATCAACTGGAACAGGTTGTGGGATTCTGTAAACATCAGCACCTGCTGTGGTCCCATTCCAAGTTTGTACAGTTGCATAATACCAAAGAGCTTGCTGTGGCACATTAAAAGCGTTAGATGGATGAGTTCCATAAGTAACTTCAGGGTTCCTAATAATAGCGATAAATGGAACTTCAATATTACCATCATCATCACTAAAAGACCAGTTTTGTGTAAATTCACCCCATCTTTGGATTGTCATTATTCTTTCAATAATTGGAATCTGCAAACCATCGGACACAATTGTGTATCTTGATTTTACATAATCTAAAAAACCTCTATCTAAGTCATCGTGTAATATTGATTGGGGAAGTTTTGTTTGATTTTGAGTAAGTTGTTTCAATAACTCTTCTCTACGAGACATACCTTTGTTCGTATTATAAATCGACAAACTTTTTTTTCTTTTTGCTATTCCCATATTAAACTCCTCTAAATGATACGTCTTGTACATAAGAACATTCTATTGTTCTATAGTACGGTTTATAACCAAACATATTGTGCTTATTATCGGAAACAATTTTCCCATCATTAACCACAGTATAAAATCTTGTTTTTGTCTCAGATTCAGGATAACCTATATAATCACCATATCTTATATCTAACTTCAATTCATCCAATTGTTTTATATAAACCGAAACAACCAAATTACCTGGTTCGAGATATCTTATTAAACCTTCCTTGTAAGTTTCATTTTTAGGGGCCTCAATTTTAACTATTCCACTAAATTCAACAGGTGGGAAATACTTAATCTGATCGGTACCAACTTCCAAATATACATCATCGATATCCGTTTTTTGTCTATCTACTCTATATAAAACAAGCTTCATATTCAAATCCCCTTGCAAATATTCCTGCCCGATTCTGACTTGTAAATCAAAGTCGTCCTGACTGAAAAACTTACCCAAACGGGTAATTGGTAATTTATTATCCATTCTAATAAATACTTTAGAAATATAATCTTTTTGGTTATATTTTATATATAATGGATACGTTAATACCTGAAATTGAAGCGAGAAATATATTATTGAACTATGAAGGTTCAAACAATCAATTATTGGAATGGAAACAAAAATTTGAGATTCAACAAAATTTCAAATTAACGAGACCACAATCTGATTATGTTTTAAAGTTCCATAAAGTAACCCCTAAGGTTGCAAAAAAATATATTGAAATAGTATCGACATTTGGCGAAAAGTTGATGGAAGATATGTTATTACCTAAAGCACCAGAAAAAATTTGGTGTGAAAAATTGTTATGTGATTCTGATAAAGCATTTCATATATGGGGTAAAATATTAGACACACAAAAAAATCACGCAATATGGTTACCCAAAGCAGCGGTAATGCAACCTGAAAAAAAATTGAATAGAGTTATCGATTATTCAAAATATGGAAGTAGACCTCCAATGGAACATCAAAAGATTGCAATTGAAAAATTATTAGCAAACGATAAGTTTATATTGGCCGACGATATGGGGCTTGGTAAAACAACCGCATCTGTAATCGCATCTTTAGAAAGTGGCGCAAAGAAAGTATTAATTGTTTGTCCCGCATCTTTAAAAATAAACTGGGAAAGAGAAATAAAAAATTATACCGATAGAAGAATATTAATTGTTGAAGGCAGAAAATGGGGCTCTACTTTTGATTTTTATATCATCAACTATGATATAATTAAAAATTATCACTCTACTGATAAAAGTGAAGATAGCGATGATTATAAATTATTAGTGAACGTAGGATTCGATCTTGCAATCGTAGACGAAGCTCATTATATTTCCAATACCACTGCCAACAGAACACGTTTACTTAATGATGTTTTAGAAAAAATTCCTAAGGTATGGTTATTAACAGGAACTCCAATGACATCAAGGCCTATCAACTATTTCAATCTTTTGAAAATTGTAGAATCTCCTCTTACTTTGAATTGGCAAAGCTATGTTAGGAGATATTGTAAGGGATATCAATTTACAGTTGGAAATAGAAAAGTATGGAATACAAGTGGCGCTTCTAATTTGGATGAATTAAGAGAAAGAACTAAAAATATAGTTCTTAGAAGAATGAAAACAGACATACTTGATTTACCTGAAAAAATAATAACCCCTGTATTTTTAGAATTGGAGAGTAAAATGTATGATGAAGAAATACAAGAATTTATGAGGATTACAAATGACAATAAAGATAAAGAAACTTTAAGTGTCACTATTAATCGTCTAATGAAAGTAAGACAATTAATTTCTTATGAAAAAATTCCTGTTACTTGTGAATTGATTGATAAATGTTTGGACCAAGGAAAAAAGGTTATCATTTTTACGAATTTCACAATGACTTTGGATATGTTAAATGAAAAGTACAAAAAAAATTCAGTAGTCTTAGATGGCCGTATGAGTAAAGAAAGACGTCAGGAAGCTGTGGATAGATTTCAGAACGAAGACAAAATAAAAGTTTTTATTTCTAATATTATAGCTGGTGGTGTAGGTATCACTTTAACGGCCGCAGAAGTTGTGATTATGAATGACCTATCATTTGTTCCTGCGCACCATAGTCAAGCGGAAGATAGAGCTTACAGATATGGCCAAAAGAATAGTGTGTTAGTTTATTATCCCATTTTCGAAAATACAGTAGAAAAAATAATTTATAATATTCTACAAAAAAAGAAAAACATAATCGACCAAGTTATGGGTGACGGAGAATTTTCCGAATCCTTCAGTAAGGATTTAATCAAAAGTTTGCTTTAATTGTATTGATTGTATCTTGGATCATAATATCCAACTCCTCATCTTCAGGGTTAACGATGTTAATTAAAATTTTTTTTGCATCTATATCTAATCCAATAAAATTATCATCTCCTTCAGTTTTATAAGTGAATTCGAAGTCGTTTTTACCTGTAATGTGGAATAATTCGTTTAATTTATTGCTCATATTGTAAAATATAAACTATTTATTTAAAATAGTAAATTATTATGTCGTCAACAATTATATCACCCGCAGAACGTGACAAACTATATACACAGGTTTTGAATGTATTGGGAGCACCTGTAAGAGGAATCGAATTAGCGGAAGAACAATTAGATACCTTTTTGGAGTTATCACTTTCAGAATACGAGCAATATGTGGAAGATTGGTTAATTGAATCCCAATGGTCATCATTGAACGGATTAGACCTTGATACTCAATCTTTAAGTAGAGCATTTACAACTAAAAGTTTAGATTATGAAACAAGATGGACGTATGCTTACTCTAAAATTGTTGGTTTACAAGCAGGTGGTGATTGGGTTTTAAAAAAAGATTTTATTACATTAACTGCAAATACTCAAACCTATGTGATACCTGCTGGCCGTGAAATTAATGAAATGATGTGGTTCGAACGCGCGTCTTTAAGTGATTCAATTGTGGATCCATTTTTAGGGGGTTTTGGTGGTCTTGGTGGGGTTGGTTTCGGTGGAGTTGGTGGATTTGCTCAAGTGGGAGCTTCAGGTTCTTATTTTATGTTACCTGCTTATGACCTTTTACTTAGAATGGGAGACAGAAATTTGAAAAACAGATTGATTGGTGGTGATATGACATATAGAATTACAGCAGGTCCTGAGGGAACTAAAATTGTACATTTATTAAATGTACCAGGTGGTAAATATGATTTTGGTTCAATACAAATGAACAATGCTCAAGTTTGGTATTGGTACTATGAAACAACTGATAGAGACACTTGTCTTGCTGAAAATAAAGATGTTGTTAAATTACCTTCAGATGTACAAACGGAACAATTAATTTGGTCTGATTTGAATAGACCATCTCAAAACTGGGTTAGAAAATATTTGATTGCTTATGCAAAAGAAGGATTAGCGAGAATATGGGGCAAGTTTTCAGGGGATTTACAAGTTCCTGATAGCTCGGTTAAATTAGATTACAATACCCTACTTACAGAAGCTAAAGATGAGAAACAAAAATTAATTGAAGAATTAATGCAAAGACTTGAAAGATTACGCCCTGATAAAATGTTAGAAAGAAAAGCGGGCGAAGCTGAGAATCTTAATAAATCTCTCAAGTTCAGAGCAATGCCCGCTCCTATACAAGTGGTTTAACTTTCTATTGCGTGAAAAGCATAATCGTGACCGTTGGTTTCAATTATCTCTTCTTCATTACTTATTGTACTTTTCTCTTGAAGAGAAACAACTTTTCTATTATGTTCAACCCAATATTGGTCAGCAAGTTCTAAACTGTTTTCAACATACATAAAGAACGGATCACGGCCCACACGATTCCAAAATAAAACTTCACTATCAGCAAGAGTCATTACTTCGTCAAATTTATCTTGACCACTCTCTTTTAATGGAAAACCATTCACTAATTGACATTGATTTTTAGTAAAATATTGTCTTTCTTGAGGATTTTCTACTAATATGCCATCTCTTATTTCAGGTTTGAATGCACATAATAAAGGTTCAATACGCTTATTAAAATTATTCAAATAACGAGCAACATTGTAATCACCTTTTAAATCAGGATTATCATTTATGTCTTTTTCAGAAATCATATAACAATTCACCTCGATGTAATTCATTGGCATCGGTTTACCATAAGCTATGTAATAATCTTCTTGTTGTTTTTTAGTCGCTTTGGTAATTTTTTGAACATCCCCTGAAGATTTTTTAACTCCATTATTAACATAATAGATAGTGTCACCTAAACCTGCAGGATAATCATTTTGAATTATTAGTTCCATATGCGCTTGACGAGACATTAATGAACCTGACTTTGTGGTTTTTTTTATGTGCTTTTTATAATCTTCAACTGATTGTTTTACACGTGCCTTGTTTGCTATTTTTGCTAATGGAATTTCTTTATTGTAAATTTTTTCTACATATGAATAATAAAGTTCAACAAAAGAATGTCCATCACCATTTAACAAATATTTTAAACCCTCATCCAAAAATTCAACAATGTATGTTTGTAATTTTTTTGATTTAATTGTATTACCTGTAAGCTTTATTTTTTCCTTTCCTTTCTTAATCATTTTAATGATGTAATTCTTTCTGGAAACATTTATACAAGCAGGTGCAATATAATCGATATCCAAGCCCATCTCATTTCTCATAAAGATATCATTGAACTCAGCTGTATCAGCTTCAATGCCTTTATATTCTTTACCACTTTCTGTTAATTCATTCGATCCCTTACCAATGTAAATATGAGTATCAATATCTTCGGGAGTTTCAAAATTCACACCATCCGTATCCATAACCAAAGGTTTATAACCTTTCTTCATAAAAAACATAATCATCATACGGAGACATTGCCTACCCACACAAGTAATAGTTTCACCCATATTCATATCACCCCAAGGAAATACGTGAGGAGCTGACAAACTTCCGAAATAAGCGTTGATGAAAATCTTGATTGGTAATTGTTTACGATCATACATTTCAGCCTCCACAGGGTTACTGTTTTTTAGTTCTCCTGCAAGTCTTTTATATTTAATACGAATATTACGGAAATATTTTAACATTGATTTTTGTACACCCATCACATCACACTCAGGAAATACATCGTAAACTAACTGTATAGATGGATAAAGAGACGCATAGTCAAACTTAACAATGTTCTTCGAGTAACCAACGTTTAATAATCTTGATAAACCACCAGTGATTGCACGTTTTTCATCTTTAGCGGGAATTGCTAAATTATTTTCATAAGACCAAGCTAACATTATAATTTTCCATAATGTAGCCGTACCCATTGTTGCAACTCTTTCGTATGTTGTTGGTACCAATTTAGAAAGTAAGAAAGTAGATTGCGAGAAACTATCATCAACGACCATAGTTTCTGTTAAGTCATCATCAAGATATTGCTCAACAATTTTTCTACCAGGCCATATTTCAAATTTACCAGGAAATTTATCTAAAAGACCTTCTGTTCCCACATCACCTATTTTTTTGTACTTTCCTGTCTTTGGATTGACATAATAGCTCTCATTATCGAGATAAATCTTAGATATTTTCCCACCATCGACATAAACACGATTAGGTTTTTCTTTTTCTAAGTACTGTGTTATATACTTTAATCCCCAAGATTTAATCTCTGAGTTTATTGCTTGAGCTCTTCTAACAGAATGTGCAATATCAATTAAATTAAAACCCCAAATAACGTGTTGTGTGTATGGTTCAACCTCATTTGCCAATTTCAACATTGCCTCTTTTTCTTTCATACCTTGTAGATTGAATATTTGAGTTAATGCTGTAACATCTACACCTAATATCTTCGCACGTTTAAGAATAAATGGCCAGTCAAAAAAGGCCGAGTTATAGCCACCTATAATTGTAGGTTTTAATTCTCTAATATATTTAAAAAACTCTTCAATACATTTTTTTTCACCATCCTCACCAAATGCAGGAATTGTTTTTTGCAGACCTTTGTTATCCTTAATTCCTATTAAAATTATAGAACAAGTTTCAGGATCCAAACCTGTCGTTTCAATATCGAATACAAATCTATGAACACCACCATAATCTTCAATACCTTTGAATAATCTTTTCTTTTTTTGAATCAAATATTGTTCAACAGGATTCAATACAGTGAAATATTGTTTGAAATTTTCATTCCAAGGGTCTATACCTCCATATCTGAAAAAATTAATTAAATCAGTATATGTTTTAAGACTTCTAACCAAGTATTTCATACCTGCTTCTAATCTTTCGTTTCCTTGTGTTTCTAATTTATCAATAATGATTCCGTGCTCTACCATTTTCTTTTTTTGTAGAGACTTTGATTCTTTATAAAACCCTAAACCTGTTAAATCACCAACCCAAAGAAATGGGGTGAATGTATCTTGTTTAATGATTTTACCCTTATCAGGGTCTTGAATAATTTTGGAAATTATATTTGTGGGATAATCGTACTCGACTCCGACGATGTATTTTTCATCGTCTCCACCATTGAGGAATTGTTCAATAACCTCTTGAGAGATAACCTCTTGCATATTTTATTTTATTTAATGTGACGTATTAGCTTGCGATTAAATCACAATTTGCCTTGTTTACAATATTAAATATACAAAAACAAAAGGGTAAAAAAAAATTATAAAGAAATATTATTTGCCACCTCAACAATTTTTACAAAATCATCATATGCTAAAATAAAAACTTCTACATTAAACTGTTCTTCTAAAAATTTTATATGTTCTAAAACAGGTTTTGGAAAATCTTTATATAATCCTCTTATTATATAAAACTTATCCATTTTGTGTTTTCTATAATATTTGAAAATTTTTTGAGGAAGTTTATCGATAACACTACCACTACTATTTTGATTAGTACAATCGGCGTAAATCTTTTTACTTACAGTTTCAATTATAAAATCAATATCACTGTTACCGCCTGATTTGAATGTGTAGTTATATTCTTTAAGAAAGTTAGAAAGTTTTTTTTCTAATTTGGCTCCGCTTACATTAATAGGATTTGTCATTTAAAATTCAATAATATTAAATTATAAATAAAATTTTTGAATTAGAAAATATTAATGTATAATTTTTCTCTAACCGGCAATATTAAAGTACCTGTTGAATTTAAATTTGTGTCTCTAAAATATATTGTTATTTTACCTTCATATTTACCCACGCGACGTGTTTGCTCACAATTGAAATTATAAACAATATAATAACTTGTTGTTGTTTGATTATATAATTCTGTCTTAGTAGTTATATAACAAGAAGCATCTAATATGAATGGTTCATTTGTAGTTGAATCTGACATTTCGAATCTGATAACAGCATTCTCTAATTGATCGTTAAATGATGACATATCATTTTTACCATCATCTATAAGTTGTAATTTTAAAATTGGTGTGGTTGAACCTTGTCTGATAAAAAATTCCATATGTTATAAATATAAAAAAAAGGAGATTTTTACATCTCCTTCTGTATTTTAATATAATTGAACAATTCCTCGATATGTGAACGTTCCTGTGTCTGTAACTTTTAATTGCGCATAACTACCACTGAATGCAACGGTAAATGTCGGATTTGGTGCACCTGCACCTGAAGTTACTTTAGAATCACCACCAATAGTTGAATTAATGGAACCACCCCCTTGAGCAACAATATAATTACTATACGCCGTCACCTTATTTGTACTATCTTCAACAGCTGCAAACGCGTAGGTCGCCGCTTGATAAGATGATGTCAAAAATTGATGAATCACATAATTATTTGGATTTGTAATTGATGTTGCTAAAATATTTGTTTGTGCGGTTGAATCCATAATCAAGGAACCGCTATTGATTGTTAATGAACCTGTGATTAATGCTGAACCAGTAACATTTAAAGAACCTGTTATTGTTTGTCCTGAAATAAACACGTTTGAACCGGTTATCGCAAATGAACCTGTATCTAAATCTGTTAGTATTTTATGTGTATTAATAAAACCGCTACCTGTAATGTTCAAACTACCTGTCAATTGTGTGTTACCAACTTGATTTAATGTACCATCGTGTTTATAAGCTCCGCTAATATAAGAAAACGAACCTGTCTGAGCCAAAAATGATGCTGAACCAACTAATTGCATATTACCTGCAGAAACCAATAACGCACCACTCACATTTGATAATGTAGTGTTCGGTTGACCAGGGATACCCGCGATATTGATAGACCCCGACGATACAAATATATCTGCAAATGGTCTATCTAACGTACCAAGAGTGGCACCTCTTGCTGTATTAGGTACAATATTACCACCAAGGGTAGTTGTACCTGAAATAACAAGATTACCATCTATTTCTATATTGTTATTTGTAGTCCAACCCGTGCTTGTTTGATGAAAAATTGAACCTGTAAGGAGATTACCCACACTAATTTGACTTGTAACACCTGAACTTACTATAGGTAATACGTCAGTAGATAAAGGGGTTGTTATTGAGGGTAAGGCCGATATTCGTTGATCAGTTGCCATTATATTTTAATTTTATTATTTGATTCTTGTAATAAATAACTACCATCTTCATTGAGAAGAAAAATAGTAGACCAATTATTCCAAAATCCATTATTTGTTAAGTATGTTGATGCGTCATTTCCCGATGTAAAGATTTGTCCTGCAGCTTTATTAGCAAAATATAAAAAAGAACTCTCATCAAAATTTTTAGATCTGTAGAAATCCACTGATGCTGTCAAACCAGAAACTTGTGTAGTTGTAGAGTTATCAGGAACGCTTTTTGCAATTACATAACCCGTTGATTCATCAGGTCCCATCCACCATTTAACTCCACCATAATCCAAATCATATCTTTCATTTGAATTGGAAATTGCTAAGTGTCCAACTTCCTCTGTATCAGGTATTGTTGAACCAGTGTTATAAGCGAAAAGCCTTGTTGTAGCCATATATCATAAATATCTTCATTTATAAATATCTTAATTTTAAAATTGGTGTGGTTGAACCTTGTCTAATGAAAAATTCCATAATTTATAAATAGTTTTATTTTAACAAGGTGTATTATTAATTGTTATTGTTATTGGTCCGCTACAAGTTCCGTATATATCTATTCTACTTGTTTGACTTCCACCGCCACCTGTGGTACAATATGTGTTACCAAGTGAATCCGTAACATGTACATAAACACCTGTATTAAATGGATATGTAAAATAAATGTAGAAAGGTTCTGTCGAATTATTACTAAAATAATAACTATATCTTCCCGAACCTCCATTTACAATACCTGAATATGTATTTCCACTCACATGTGTTGTGATATTTTGTCCAAGATAACTCATTCCTTGTATAACTTGTGAAGTGTTATTTATTATATCAAAATTAATTGTATAACAAACGAATGTAGGAGTTGGTGTTGGTGTCGGCATTGTTTGTGTTGGCGTTGGTGTCACACTATGTGTTGGTGTGTTTGTCACACTTACAGTTGGTGTAGCAGTCATTGTTGAGCTAGGTGTATGTGTTGGTGTATTTGATAATGTAATACTTGGTGTTGGTGTATTAGTATGAGTAGGTGTAACAGTTACTGTAGGTGTTGTAGTTGGTGTAATAACTACCGCACTTGAACTTGGCGTTGGAGTACTTGTAACACTTACTGTAGGTGTAAAACTATGAGTAGGGGTTATGCTTATAGTTGGTGTAGGAGTTGATGTCACCGCTATAGTTGTTGGGGTCGGAGTTGGTTCACCACCCTTATCATATACGGAAATAACAATAACATCATTTGCATTAAGAGATAAACCAGTTAGAGATAATGTATCTTGATTCAAAGATATTTCAGAAATTGTTACGATATTATTTTTTGTTACAATAACGTCAAATAAATTACCGCTACTATTATCGAATAAAATATTTATCACATCACTACCAGTACCTGTTACGGAAGGGTGTGAATATAAACCACCATAGTTATTAGCATTAAGAGGGAATGCATTGAAATCTAATACTTGAGTAGCGCCACTAATCGTTAATCCGGTTACTACTATACCACTTGCATTTGTATCATTATGAATAAGTATTGTAGGATTTGGTGGATAAACAAAATATCCATTATATGTTAAAGTATTAAATTCAAATTTACCCATTTCTTGGAATGGAACACAATTTTGAGTAAATAAATTCATTGTAGTTCCTGTTGATTCCACAAAAAATGTGTCTGTGGCACTTGTATTAATAAAAGTATAACCATCAGCTTCAGGTGTACCTCCTTTCCACAACGTTGCCTTCAAAAAAACAGGATTAACACCTACTTGACTATAAAAAGTTGAAGTAAAAGTTATTTCTATATTATGAGAACTAGGATTTTGAATTTTGAACTGATTCAAATCAAATAAAACCGCTTCTGCGCCTGTACCGTGATTATCACCACCATAAATCAAATAAGGCGTTCCTGTATATGGGTAAGTATCCATACTTGGACCTGCGCAAGTACCCACGTAATCATAATAATTACCGCCTGTTACTTGAACAGCATTGGAGTCCCCACTATTACTTAACATTATAGATGGGTTGGAAATATATGTTATTGTATCAGTGTCTAAACCGTCAGTAAAAAAATATTCAACGACCATATAATCAAAATCGAACGTAAAACCTGACGAAGGAATTGAACCAAAACCTGTTGGTGTTGGTGTAGTTGTAGGTGTTGGTGTCATCCCTAAAGTTGCAGTTGGCGTTGGTGTCGCTGATACACCTAATGTTGAAGTAGGTGTAGGTGTATGACTAATTGTTGGGGTTGGAGTATTTGTGTGTGTTGACGTAACTGTTATAGTAGGCGTCGGTGTAACGGTACTTGAAACACTTACTGTAGGTGTTATAGTGTTTGTAGGCGTTGCAGTCGGCGTTAAACCTTGAGTTACCGACGGCGTAGGTGTAATTGTAGATGTAGGTGTATTAGTAGGTGTACTCGTTGGAGTCGCTGTTGGTGTTTCAGTTGGTAAAGGAGTATAAGTAAAACTTACAAAAACAGGTAATCCTGTTCTGAAATTACTTACACTACCACTTGTTAAATTTAAATCAGGAGCATAAAATGTAACATAGGTAACTCCCGATTCAGAAACTATGTCTACTCCTGATGGATCACCACTATATGTAACACTTATACTATCTTGACAAAATGTAACAAAATATATAGTATTTTCTAAGTTATTGAAATATGTTTCTTGATTAGTTCCATAAGCATCAATCATTCCAAATAAACAAGTATCAAATGAATTTGGATCATAAGTGACATCACCTGAAATATCAAGAAAAACTATTGAATTATTTGTATCTGATGGTTGAGTAATAGGTGTTGATAATAAATTATATCTTATTCCTGTACAAGAACCAACTACATTTGTTGTAGTAGGTGTTGGAGTTGCTGTAGGCGTTAAACCTGGTGTAACCGTATGAGTAGGAGTTATACTTGGAGTAATCGTCACAGTTGGTGTTGGAGTTGGAGTTAATGTCGATGTTGCCGTAGGTGTTAATCCCGGAGTTACTGTCACAGTTGGTGTAACAGTAGGTGTAGGTGTATTAGTCGGAGTTGCTGATATGTCGATAGAACGTAAAAGATTAAAATCCTCAACGCAAGGTCCACCACATCCATATATATTAAAATTTGGCATTATCTCTGTAATATATTTATGATAAATATGAACATAATCTAAAGGTTGTTCATAATATTGTATTTGTTTTATGTTGAAACAACAAGTTCCTTCGTGAACTCCTCCCATTAAACTTGGACCACCTCCCCAAGATTGAACAAATGGTTGATATCCTCTTGTAGAAGGCACAATTTCAATCCAATTTTGTTTTTTGTAGATTGGGTTTCCATTTAAATAAATTTTTAATTCACCCATTCTATCTTGTAAACCATTCCACCACTTTAAATCTAAATTTTCTATTAATTCATATTTTTCAGTTTGTCCTGAAATAATTGCGTTAGGATCGTTGATTAAAGTTTTACCTGAAATCATATCGTTCCAACCCCCTCTGTTATTTACATCACAATAATCATAATGATTATATCTATTGAAAACAATCGAAATGTTGAAATCAGTAGTTAAACCTGAAGAACAAATTGTTGGTGTTTCATCTGTATCCACATAATAATCATAAGAATAACCATTTGTTGTATCACAATCACCAGAATATCTTACTGATACCCATCTTATTTTTCCTTCGGGTGTAAATTGAAATGAAAGATTATTGTCTGCATATTTTGATATGTCATCTTCACCTCTTACACCAAAATAATAAAATGTTCGTCCTTGAGACCAATCTAAACCCATTCTATTAAAAACAAAATCTAATGTCCACCCACTTTGTGTTCTTCTTTCTAAAATAGGGTCACAAAAATCATCACCTGAACCTGTATTAAACTCATAAGCCCAAGGTTTAACATTTAAAGCGTCAGGTTGAGGACAACAAGCTCCTGAATAATATGTGGTCGCTGTGAATGGTTCGATTGGGAAATCGGGAGTAGAACCTGTTAATGTCCATCCAGATACAACAGCAAATGAACTTTCACCATAAAACCATTTAGACTGAGGATAATTAACATTACCTGTGAAATATTGTGAATCTGTCCAAGGAGTTTTATTTGATTCCGCAAAAAATGGTGGGTTAATAAATTGACTTATCCCTAAAGGACAAGCAAATATCGAAGGAGTAAAACCTGAAATAATTTCAGATTCAGTAAAACCTGATAACAATGGATCAATAAAAAGGGAATCATTGTAATTTGAAATAATAAAATAATGAACTTCTCCTGTTATACCTATAAAAGTAAAAGTATCATTATTTAAAATAGTGTTTTCATATGATAAACCCCCAAAAGTATCGAAATAATTAATCCAATTAGCATAGTCAATTGTAAAAGATAAACCCGAATAGATATAACTTGAATCGTACGTGCGGTAATCAAATTCATTTATTGAAATAGTATTTATATTACAACTATATCCTAACATACTTTCATTAATTTTTAATGATGAATATGTAATAGGAGTATTAAAATTGATAACCTCAGTATCATAATCACCTTGAACTGGTGATAATTGATAATCGAATAATTCTGAATAATCTACCCTAATATCTAGTTTAGACCCATAATAATTTAAAATATTTTGACTCGCCATGTTATTATAAATATCTTTAGTATTTTTTGATATTTATAAAAAAGCATATTTAGATGAATAATTTTATAAAACAGGTAATCGAAGAGAAATTTGCTTCAAAAGCACAACAAAGATATTTCTACGCACAAGCAGGAAAAGGTGGTAAAAAGGGGAAAAAATGGTCTAAGTGGGCGAAAGAATTCTCAGATAAAACAGACTATGAAAAAATTCCTGAAAAAGTTGAAAACGAGGAAGAAGAAGTTGATGAAATTGTGGATAGCAAGGGTAATATAGCAAGAAGTAAAAAACCAACTGATTTAGCAACAAAAGGTATTTCAGATACAAAAACAAGTGATGAAGTTGCTCAAACAGCATATGGTCAAATGGGTATTCACGGTATTGGTGGTACACACACATCATTGAGATATTGGGCGGAAGGTAAACAACCTAAAGGAGATATGGTCGAAGTTGAGTTAGATAATAATTTGGGAGCTGAAGAGACTATTTTGAAAAACAAGACATATGAGGAAGCTAAAAGATATTTTATAAAAGAATTAGGTTTGGATGAAATAGAGACTGAAAAAAGATTAAAAGAAATGGGTTATGATCCTAAATTACCTGATGATATGGTTAATTTAGTTGAAAATCCAATGAAATTTATGGAAGAATATATTGAGAACAAACTTAAGAAAAAACAAGAAGATGAAAATGATGTTCTTTCCAAACAAAAAGGTAAAGAATTAGACAAAATAATAGTTAGACAAATTGAAGCTTTAAAACATAGTATGGATAGTCATAATATTTCTATAAATGATTTATTAGATTATCTAAAAAAAGAAGATGAATAAAGATTTAAAAGATAGGATATTTGAAATTCCGCACGATATTTTAAGTAAAATCAACCATACTATACTTGGATTGAATGGTGAAACTGTTCACGGTATAGAAAGAGCTAAAAAGTTATTAGTTGATAAGAAAGTGAAATATGGCCAATTGAAAAGAATTATTCACGATCTACAAAACATAGACAAAGTAAAGGAAAGAAATAAGTATGATTTGATGGGTGGTGAACTTATGGATAATTGGGCAAAACAATTTTTAGATGGACAAAGAGATTTTGTTAAAGATAAAAAAGAAGGTAGAAAAAATGCTGATGAAAGGGGTGCGATGACAGGAGAAAGAAAAAATTCATTTTTAAAAAAACATACCAAAAAACCTGATTTTTTACCTCCATTGAATTTGATAAAAAGTAATTCACACAAAACATCTGTTTCGTCTTTAAAAATGGGTAAACTATTTGAAGAAATAAATAAAATAAAAAAATTAATAACATATTAATATGCCAAATACTGAATCAAATCCAAGTTATGATTACGGTAAAACCAACATTTCACCGTTAGAAGAATTAGCTAATCAATATAGAAAACAAGAAGTCGCTATAAACGATTTCACACCAGATAAACCATACGCAGGTGCTAATAAATCATATGAGTCAGAAGCAAAAGCAGCAGTTACACCTGTTGATATTAATGTAAGAAATTCTGAAATAGCAAGTAATCAATTTAGTGCGACCAAACCCTATGGTGTTGGAAACAGTACATTGTCTACATCAGATGCAGAAACTGCTGTGACCCCAATAGATATATCGATAAGAAATTCTGAAATAGCAAGTAACAAATTCAGTTCCACAAAACCATACGGTGTTGGGAATAATAGTTTATTTGTACCTGACGCTTCTACAGCGGTAACACCTATCGATATTCAGACAAGAAATGCTGAGTTGGCTTCTAATTCATACAATCCTAAAAAAACATACCCAGATTTCGCAACATCATGATATTAAAAAAACTTTTTTTAGAACTTATTAATGAAGCACCTAAAGATAAAAAAACTTTAGATGTTTCAAAACAAAAAAAATTGGAATATGCTGTAATAAACAGACATCCTATTACATTTGACTATAATGGACCTAGAAAAGGTAAAGATAGAGTTAAAGCGGGAGGTAGATTCGATGCAGAAGGTGTTACTTTAGGATATAATAAAAAAGGTAATTTAGTTTTACGTGCATATATTGATACGCCGTCTCGTTCCAAAAGAGGCACACCTAGTGATGTTGGTAATGAAAAAGCCAATTATGGATGGAGAACTTTTTTGGTTTCAAGAATGGGTAGTATTGTGGTTTTAGATATGAAAACATTCGATGTCAAAAGACCAAAATATAAAGGTGCAAGTGACAAATCTATGTCAAGTATTATTGCAACAGCTTTGTGGACTAAAAAACCTGAAACAAAAAAGGTTGTAAAACCAACAAAAGCAAAAACGGAAAAACCTGCTCCTCCAATAGAAAAACCTACACAACCTGAAAAACCCACACCGCCAGTAGAAAAACCAATACAACCAGAAAAACCAACAGCAGAGCCATTACCGGAACCAAGTCAAATAGAGAAACCAACAGAAAAACCTGAAGTTCCTCAACAAAAGGAACCAGTTGAACCTGCGCCTCAAGTGAAACAACCTTCAGTTGAAAAACCTGAACCTATAGTTTCCAAAACAAAAAAACCGTTACCACAACCTAAACCAATAGAGAAACCTTCCAAACCAGAAGAAGAACCTAATGCAGGTGAAGAAGAAGATAACACATTGAAAGAGAACATAATGAGAATTAAACGTTTAATGTTATTATAATTTTCGTTATTATTATAAAATAAAATATTTATTAATATGCAAGAAGGAACAGGAACAATATCCGCGAATGACTTAATGTCAAAATTAGTTAAAGCCAAAAAAGTTATGAATATGGTCGATGGCGGAAGTTACCAAAAAGGAAATGTAGACGAAAGTATTTTAAGATCAGCACCAGAAGAATTAGCGGGTAGATTACAAGAATCTTCAGTGCCTCAACAAAGAAATTTAAATAGACCTGTAAGTGGTCCATTAAATATGGATAAAATCCAAGGTTCAAAATTACCAGATGCAATTAAGCAAGCAATGATTGACCATCCTATTCAACCAATTCCACAAATTTCATTAAATGAAACATTGGATATGGATTTTATAAAGGGAGCAAAAAGACTAATGGAACAAGAAGGTCTACCAACAAAGAATTCACAATCTCAAAGAAATAGTAATACACAGGTATCTTCAAATGTTGATATGAAAGCAATCGAAGTTTTGATTGAAAACACAATTCGTAAAGTATTGGATGAAAAATTAAATCAACTTTTAACAGCTCAACAAACATCATCAATCAATGAAAATCTTGTATTGAAAGTTGGTGATTCTATATTCAAAGGAAAAATTACTGGTGTAAATAAAGCTAAGTAATTTGTTTTTTAATTTTTTTTATGTATATTATTGACATATAATATTACTTAATGTCAAAAATCAAAATCTTAGCAATACCTTCTGATAAATTCGGTGTGGGTAAATTCAGAATGTTAGATCCATTTAAATTTATTGGTGATAACTTTTCAAATGATATACACGTAGATATATCATTCAACGCTCCTTTAGAGGATAATTTTTTCAAAGACTACCAAATTGTAGTTTTTCATAGCTTCATACATCAAACAAATCACGAAGATAACTTAGCGAGAATCAAATCATTGAAAGAAAAGGGCATTATAACCATTATGGATATAGATGACCTTTGGTTTGTTGATCAAAGACATCCAATGTATCAAGCTATAAAACAAAATAAAATAGGTGAGAAGAAAATTGAAATGATGAAATTAGTTGATTATGTTACAACAACAACTGAAGTATTCAAAAAAACAATTAGAGAAAAATTAGGATTAAAAAATGTAGAAGTTTTTCCTAATGCTGTTGATGAAACGGAACCACAATTTCAACCAAATAACATTCCTTCAAATAAAATAAGATTTGGATGGTTAGGGGGCTCATCACATTTAAGTGATATAGAATTACTTGCAAACGGTATCTCAACTACTCACAATACATTCAAAGACAAGGTACAATTTGTATTGTGTGGATTCGATATTAGAGGTTCTGTAACTGAAATTAATCCACAAACAGGAGAACAAAGAAAAAGACCAATCCAACCTATGGAAACTGTTTGGTATAAATATGAACAATATTTTACCGATAATTATAGTGTTTTAGATTTGGATTATAAGAATTATTTAATGAACTTTGCTGAAACTCCATACGAGGATAGTGATAAACCATATAGAAGAAGATGGACGAAAGAAGTTAGTATTTATGCAACCAATTATAATTTTTTTGATGTATCTTTGGCACCACTTGTGAATAGTGTATTCAATAATAATAAATCTCAATTGAAAGTTATTGAAGCAGGATTCCATAAGAAAGCATTGATTGCCAGTCAAGTTGAACCCTATACTATCGATTTAATTTCGGCGATGGATAATGGACAATTTAACGATAAAGGGAATGCTTTATTAGTGCCTGAAAATAGAAACCATAAAGATTGGGCAAAATGTATGAAAAAATTAATAGACAATCCAAATATGATCGAAGATTTAGGTAATCGTTTATATGAAACTGTTAAACACAAATATTCATTAAGTGTAGTGTCAAAAAATAGAGTAGAGTTTTTTAAATCAATCATAAAATAGAATCAACATGTATTATCAAGTTACAATCGGTTATGAAACCGAACAAATGGACAGAGAAGGAAACCCACGTATTAAAAAAGTAAAATACGTAATCCAAGCCGAATCAGTAGAAGAAGCAACTATTGTTGCTGCTAAATACCGTGAAGGTGACGTAAGAGGTAGCGAAAGTTTAAGTGTCGCTAAGTTTCCAATTGAGTGTGTAATTGATGCAAAAAACACACCTGAGTATTACAAATAATAAGCATTAAAACACCGGTAGAAATATCGGTGTTTATTTTTAAAAAATCATTTTAATGGAAAAAGAAAATATTGAAGATTACATTAAGAAATTAACTGAATTTGAATCTCAATTAAGTGGTGATAATCCATCTAATGCAGATGAAGAATTTATTAATGAATTAAATTCATTATTGAATCAATTAGGTAACGATATGCAATCTGCTTATCAACAACAAAGTATGATAACAAAAGTTAAAATTAAAAAATTAGACCCTAATGCGGTCATTCCCAAGTATTCAAAAGATGGGGATGCTGGTATGGATTTAACAATCACAGATATTAAAGAAAATACCAGTTTTAGTATTACATATGGTTTTGGTATTGCAATCGAAATCCCTAAAGGTTATGTTGGATTAATTTTCCCACGTTCATCAGTTCGTAATCAAGATTTAATATTATCTAATTGTGTGGGTGTTATTGATAGTGGTTATAGAGGAGAACTTCAAGCCACATTCAAGAAGACACAAGGTTTAGATAGTTTTTCATACAATGTTGGTGATCGAGGTGCACAAATTATGATAATTCCATATCCTCAAATTGAATTTGTTGAAACTGACAATTTATCTGATACTGAAAGAGGTGCCGGCGGGTTTGGTAGTACTGGTTCTTGATTTTTACTATTTACCGATATATTTATATTAAATGGTAAATAGTAATGAAAATAAAAATAGGTTCTATTATAGGTAATTGGGAAGTAATTTCCGAAAAATATATTAAAGAAAATATACAATGGAACGATTGTGTTTGTATATGTGGTAATATAAGACCAGTTCGTAGTTGGCATTTAAATAATAATAAAACATTTAGTTGCGGTTGTACAAATATAAAAGGTCGTTTTAAGGCCGTTTGCGTTGGTGATTTATCATTATCTTATTATAATTCTTTTAAAAAGAATAGATCTAAAAATAAAAATATATTTTTTTCTGAAGATGTTACTATGGAATATCTATGGAATCTTTTTATTAAACAAAATAAAAAATGTATATTATCTGGTATTGATATTACGTTAAATCCAAGATGGTCACAACAAAATCATTGTAGAAAAACTGATATAAAACAAACAGCATCCATTGATAGAATTAATAATAATTTAGGTTATATTGTTGGAAATATACAATGGGTACATAAAGATATTAATAATATGAAAGGTAGTTTTAGTGAAGAATTATTACTATACTATTGTGAACAAATTATTAATGTTAAATTAAAAAAGTAAGGGATATTTATGTAATATGAATTTACAAGAAAACATATCACGTATAAAGAAAGTAATGGGTCTTAATGAGGGACTTCATGATACATCTTGGCAAAACGAAGAAGGAGATAAAATAACTCTTTTAGATTTATTGAATGTAACCAATAATATACCTGTTACAAATATTCCCGTTGATAAGTTAAAACATATGTTATTAACTTGGGACGGTGATAATAGTGAAATAGAAAAAATAGAAATGGCTAATTTAGATTACCCAATTTTAATATTTGTAAATAATGAAGGTCATATTCTATCAATAGTCGATGGACACCATAGAGCACAAAAAGCGGTAAAACAAGGATTAGAAACAATAAAATGTAAATTAATTCCTATCAATTCTTTACCTAATAATGTTAGGAGAATTTTTAAACATATTAAATAGATGATATTTATAAACAATAAACGGAACAATTAAAACTATCAATTTTGGCTTATAAAACAAAAACCAAAACACCCCAACCACCCGTAGTAGCAGAAGAGAAAAAAATATCACATAAAGATAGGATTAGACAAATCATAAAACGTCCTAAAGAAAAGTTCCTCACTAAAAATCAAGAAGAATATTGGCGCATACTTGGTGAAAGCCAAATTACATTATGTTTCGGACCAGCAGGTGTTGGTAAGTCATATATTGCGATGAAACGTGCTGTAGACTTATTATACGACGATTCTAACAAGTTTGAAAAGATTATTATAGTTAGACCTGCGGTGGAAGCTGAAGAGAAATTAGGGTCACTTCCGGGCGGTTTAGAAGAAAAATTGGACCCATACATTTATCCATCATATTATTTGTTAAATAAAATAATAGGTAAAGAAGCACGAGAAGAATTGAAAGACCAAGGATTTATTGAAGTGGCAGCTTTGGCTTATATGAGGGGATGGAATGTAGATAATACAATTCTTGTTTTTGAAGAGGCTCAAAATGCTACACCATCTCAAATTAAATTATTGTTAACTCGTATTGGTTTTAATTCTAAATTTTTTATATCAGGAGATCTTGAACAATCTGACAAATATAGAGACAAAACTAAATCAGGTCTTTATGATGCCAAAGTTAGATTACAAGACGTTAAAGGTATAGGTATATTTGAATTTAGTAATCAAGATATCGTACGTAATCCAATCATTGGAGAAATATTAAATAGATACGATTAGGGGTTTACTTATAACCCCTTTCGTATTATATTTAGATATGGAAATTTTTATAAGTATAGATGGGGTTTTAAGAAATACCATCCAAAAATTTGACTATCATTATAACGAAGCTTACTTAGCTGATGATGTAACATTTGAAGAAGAAAACACTTTTGAATATGGTGTAACTGAGCCAATTCAAAATGATAATCTACTAAATTCTTACAAATTTCAATCTACAGAAGAATTTGAACATTTTCTTTTCATCGAATATCCAATCGAGATATTTGGTCACGCAGGATTAAGTTATTCCACAACATTTACAGAATTACATAAATTAATGTATGAAAATCAACAACATTCATACACGTTAATTGGTTTGGATGAATTGGGTAAAGCTAAACCTGGTACATTATTCTTTTTATCTAAAAATGGTTATTTAGGTAATCATATTAAATTTATAAGAAGCGAAGATATTGTAAATCAATGGGACAAATGTGATGTATGGATTACGGATAATAAATCCATATTAGATGCTTGTCCAGAAAATAAAATTGGCATAAAATTTAACACTTCATATAACCAATACTTTACTTATAAAACAGAAATAAGTAAATTATCTGAAATACAAGAAACATGGTTGAGTTATTCGGGAAACACTACTACATTGATTTCGACGGAATCACAGACAAATGTAGAATAAATAAAAAGAAAACTAGAAAAACATCAGTTGAATCTGAAGACGCTGATTCTATTGAAGTAAACATTTTTAAATATGAAATTATAAAAATGTGTTTAGATAGAGTTTTAAATGAATTCGAGGAAGTTGATGAAGAAATGGGTGTATTTGCACAAAAGGACACAGCAATGTCATTCAAATTGGCATTTAATAGTTTAATAAAAAGCGATATAATAAAAGAAGATGAGTAATAATCAAGAAAACATAGAAAAATTAGAAACGGCTTTAGGTAATTTAAAAACCAAAGAAAGTGTTATATACTTTTTAGTTTATGATACAAAAAATAATGCAAGAGCATCCGTTAAACATATCTACGATATGGCTCTGACATTAAAAAATAATGGATATATCAGTAAAATATTAGTTGAGGAAAAAGACTATTCTGGTGTCAGTTGGTTAGGTGACACATACAAAGACATTCCAGTAGTTTCAATTAAAGAAGATAAAATTTTATTATCAATTGAAGATACTATTGTTGTCCCTGAATATTATGGTAATGTGTTACCGCAATTATCATCAATGAAATGTATTAAAGTTTTATTGATTCAACAACTTGATTACATTTATGAAACATTACCAATTGGTAGTAGATTTAGCGACTATGGTTTCGATAAAATAATCACAACAACTGAAGGTGCAAAAAAATATTTAGCTGAATATTTTCCTGAATCATTAATTTTTATTGTTCCACCAATTATTGGTGATAATTTTAAACCAATTGAATTGCCATTAAAACCATTTGTAGCAATAAATTGTAGAGACAGAGTTGTACATAAAAAATTAATTTCAGAATTCTATTTGAAATATCCACAATTAAGATGGATCACATTCAGAGATATGGTTCAAATGTCCTATGATGACTTTGCACATAATTTAAAAGAATGTATGGTTGCTTTGTGGGTTGATGAAGATTCAACATTTGGAACATTCCCATTGGAATGTATGAAATCAAATGTACCTGTAGTTGGTAAAATACCAAACAGGGAACCTGATTGGTTAAGCAAAAACGGTATGTGGACATATGATATGACCAAAATCGTAGACATTTTAGGAACTTATATTTTAGCATTTATCGATGGAGTTGAATTAACAGATGAAGTTATTCAAAAAATGAAAGATACTTTATTACCATATCAAACAGATATTACACAAAAGAACATAGTATCAATTTTCAGTTCATTACTTAATAAACGAGTAGACGCATTAGAAAGTGCATTAGAAAAATTAAAAAAATCAGAAACTGTATGAGTGAAACAAATATCACAGTAATAATTCCCGTACACACAATTGAAGGGGATTATGAAACAATGTTAAAAAATGCAATTGCATCTATTGAAGATTTTCATAACGATGTAAATGTTATAATTGTGTGCCCGCCATCATTGGCAAAAAAATTCGGTAATTTATCTCAAAAATTAACAATAGATGTTATTGTTAACAATTTAAAAACAGATTTTTGTTCACAAATTAATTTGGGGATCGATAGTTGTAAAACAGATTGGTTTACAATTTTGGAAATTGATGACGAATTCAAACCGGTTTGGTTAAAAAGTATGCATCAATATATGGATACTTTTACTGATGTGGATGTATTTTTACCTATAGTAAAAGATGTAAAACCTGATGGTAAATTTTTAACATTTATGAATGAATCTGCTTGGGCATATGGTTTTACTGATATGCAGGGATTCATCGACAATGAAGTATTGTTAGAGTTTCAAAATTATCAAACAAGTGGAGGTTTATTTAAAACCAAAGTTATTATTGATAATGGTAAATTCAAAGAAAATATCAAATTAACATTCAATTATGAATTATTATTAAGATTGACTCATAATGGTGTTAGAATTATGACCGTTCCCAAAGTTGGTTATCAACACGTTAATTTCAGAGAGGATTCTTTATTTTGGTTATACAAGAATGATGATACCGTTAAATTAAGTGAGGACGAAGTTAAATTTTGGTTAGATACAGCAAAAAAAGAGTTTTTTTTCAAAAATAAACGAGATATAAATTATGTAGCGTCTTAATGCCAAGAAAAAGAACCCAAAAAATATATTTTGGGGAGGATCAAGAACAAGCGGTAGTAAGGTATTTAAAATCCGAATCCGAGGAAGAAAGAAACAAGATATTCAACGAATATTTACGAGAACCCCTGATAATAATGGTCGAAAGTATTATCCGCCGTTATAAATTATATAGAAAAGATATGGAATTTGAAGAGATTCATAACGACACTATGTCTTTTTTAATCACTAAAGTAGCTAAGTTTGACCCTGACAAAAACCACAAAGCATATTCTTATTTTGGTACAATCTGTAAGAATTACCTTATGGGGGCAATCCAAAAAGACACCAAAGAACAAAATAGAAGTGTTTCGTATGATGACATTTCCTCTGATATTGAAGAAAGGCCTGAATTAACATATACCATCGATGAACA